AGAAACTCAAACTTCTGAACCTTAGCGTGGGAATACTGCTCGTGGCCTACACCCTTAACACGTTGAGCACGAAGGGATGCAAAGGATTCAATGAAGGATGTTAAATCCTCAGTTGATACACCTAACGCACGATAGCCAGTAACGGCAGCGTGATCTACTAACGGGTTGGTTGCGGTCTTACTACCAGTATCTCGTTGGATCTGTCTAGGCTCAGGACTTGAAAGCCCATATGCTGCAAAGTCTGTACCACTATAGTCCATTCAGCATCACTCATCCTTCTCACCTAGTAACAAAGCCTTCGTTGCATCTAAGCCTCTGGCTAGATAGAAGTCATTGATGTCCATTGATGGGGGTAATGTTACTATTGTGCTATTAGAAACCTCTTGCGCGACACGCTTAGCAAACTCAGCACCAGGATTAGTGCCATCTTCTTTAATATCATTATCACCAATAACAAAGACAGTATCGTAACCAGTAAAGAGCTTTGGAAAGTGTGGCTTCCAAGCTTGTACACCAGGCACACCCACTGCTGGTATGCCTATCAATCCAGACAGGACCACAGCATCTAGTTCACCCTCACATACTGCAATGTAAGAGGAATCAATAGTTATATCACCTACGTTATATAGGTGTGCCTTCTGTCCTGTTGGAGATCCATACTTTGGTTTGCCATCATCTAGTCTGCGGAACTTATACCCAACGCAAGAACCAGAAGCAGTAATGTAAGGAATAGAAAGCCAACCTTGGTGCATCTCGTGACCATTGATAGGATCTGTAACCGTACCCAACAAGTACTGGCTGGCAATAACATCAGATATTCCACGTTCTTCTAGATAACTTAGAGCTTCCGCGCTTATGTTTCGACTGTAATGTTTGGCCGCTTCCGTCAATGATTTCGATTGCGCGATTGAGGGCATCCTTAAACTCCAAATTCTCTATGTGCATAACAACATCTACTGAACTGCCACCCTTACCGCAGGTGTGGCAGAAGTAAAGGTTGTCATACGTGTTCATCACAGCACTACGTCTGCTATCTGTATGTATACAGCAACGAACTGCTGCTGACTTACCTTCTCTTACTTCTCCACCGTAATAGGAAACAATAGTCCCTATGGGGATTGAAGTTGCATCAACGGAACCTTTGTACCGTCCCGCTTTACGTATCCTGGACCAGTCTTGTGCTGACATACACACCCCTTATCATCACACTTATCGTGCCAATGAGCTGAACGCTTGTAGTGAGCAAGGCCGTTCTCTTCTCCACCTTTAAGGCAGTTCTGGCAAATCATCTTCTACCTCTTCAACTGGTACAACTTCTGGTACTAGTATCTCTGTTGTTGTTATTTCTCCACCTGGTACTGGCATTATTGTTTCTCCTTTAGGAATTGAGTTAAGTCTTGGATTACCCAAGCCTGATCTATTGAAGCGTTGCGACGCTTAACTACGACGTAAGACATAGGAACTTCCCCAAGCCCCCGTGCCTGTGCATAGTTAAGCGCCTCAACTTGTGCTTCTCTCCAGAACTCGGGCAGGGAAAGGGTCTGCCTGTTCTTGAGTTCTAAGATGTAGGTTTCTCCAGATATGATAACAACCATATCACCTTCATCTTTTGCCCCAGCCTTGGTCAGACGTTCTGCTATTACGCCTTTACTGCGTAACCATTTCATCACATCTGTCTCAAACTGAGAACCTTTGCGTCCATTCTTATTCGCCATTAGATAGCACCATATGTACTCTCCTCGTTGTTGCCACGCAGGTAGGCCCTACCTTGCGCATCATCATCGCCTATCTGACAAGAACCAAAGTCTACAAATAAAGATGCCCATTGTGAAGCATCTGCATAGTGTGGACCAAAGCGATTCTTGACTGATGCTATCCGAAGTAGACCCTGTGAAGGATCATACCCAAGCGTAAGGATAAGAGCTGGTAGTTGACTCACCTTTCCGTGAATAGCACGTCTAGGTGGTGGCATCATAGGAGAACCATACTCGCTCTGCTCGCTTACGTGATGGAGTACAAGCACACAAGCCTCAGTCTTACGTGCCATATCGTGCAACTCCATCATAATTGCACGAAGCCCAGCCCATTCATTATCTGTCTCTGCTGCCACATTCATTAGGTTGTCTATGATAATCAACTCTGGCATCACACCGTAGAGTTCAACATAGGCTTTAATCTCCATCTCAATATCATCAAGAGACGGACTGGAGTCAAAGACCCATTGAATATGAGAAGCTTTAGCCAGGTAAGGATCATAGTGGCGCTGACTTTTATTGATGTTACCTTCGACAGTCACCTGTGTGTGACCCGAAAGATGAGCAGCAGCACGAATCATTACTGTTGCTGTGTCTGTATCAGCAGAAAAGAATAACGTTGGAACCTGTGCTTTGATTGCATATATCAATGCAAACATTGACTTACCAGCATTAGGTGCAGCAGCGACCATACAGACTTGACCGCGACGAAACTTGATAGAGTGCTTAACTAGATTTTTCCACACGTCAGGAAGTGGTGTGGCTTTGGTAGTCACACCACCCCAAGCACGGGATAGGTTAAGCACTCTTCCCTTCTTCCAATGTTATTCGTCGTTGATTGCGTATCTTCTTTCGCTCACTATCAGTGAGTCCACCCCAGATACCGTGACGTTCCTTACGGATACCCCACTCAGCACATTCAGTAATGTGTTGACAACCACGACAGATTGATTTTGCTGATGCAATGCTCAGACGTGCAAGCTTGCCTTCGTTCTCCCTTTCAGGAAAGAAAAGATCTCCACCTACCTGAGCACATAAAGGAACCTCAAACTCGTGTGGTTCCCGCATTCATTAAGCCCAGATAGTTGCGCACTTATCTACTGCACCCTTTGGAGCAGCACACATCCAGCCCTTCCAAGGGCCACGAGCAGAAGTACCTGTACGGAAACTCATCACACCGTGCTTACAGCTTGGTGCTTGTCCTTCAACAACAGCAGGTGCAGCAACAGGTGGGTTTTCAAATTGTCTTGATATTGATTCAACAGTAGGTGCTGGTGCTTTACCGCCATTGAGTTCTGCATCTGTTGACTTGATAAGAGTAGATACCATTGATAGATCCGTAAGACCTGTCTCTAGTTCTTTGATATCAGTTGCATAAAGATTAATAAGTGTTCCACTACTTGTCTTGAAGTTTACTTGGAACTTTGTGTTTTCGTTTGCAGCCATTTACTTTCCTCCAGATTGTTTGATTGTTAACCGTAATGAATCTGCACCTTGCTTGGTAGGTACATAACCTAGTTTAGCAAGTACTTCATCTTTATCTACTGATGTTGGTCCAGCTATGCTAGACCACCTCACCTGTATTCCAGTATCAGTAACGCCAGCGATACCTTCAAGGGAAGACTTTAGTGAATCCTTTTGCTTTGTCAAGTTTTTAATTTGTTCATCTAATTGTAAGTAGATCATCGCATTAGTTGAGGCATCCTTATCTTGGATTAACACCTCTTCACTAGCGATACGTTCTTTTTTTAGACCAACGCATCCTAACTGCCCACTTGCGTCATAGAACTTGCAATAGAATTTGCAGTAGTTTTCTTCACGCTCTGGTTCTGGTGCCTCGGTAGATACCTTCACACCTTCCAACCAAGCTAAGGCTTCTAATGCCATTGCTTCGTTGTAGTCTTCTGTGTGAACTTTAACATCTCGCTCATCACCATCACGTGCAATGGCGACAAGCGAGACACGTTTTACATTGTGACCATTCTTAGCCAGTAGGTAGCCATAGGTCTGAACCTGCCAACGCTGTTGTGTTGATGGGAAGTATGAAAGGTTCTTTACCTTAGATGTCTTCCAGTCAATCACATCACCTGTCCCTGGTACGTAGCAGTCAATGTGTGCTTTCATTCCATTGTATTCAACTTCTGTTTCGATAAGAACATCTTTGTTATCTGATAACGCTTCTTCTATTGCAGCGTGGATAGCAGTACCCATAATCGCAGCAAGCTTCATCTCATTGTCATTAGTTTCAGGTTGATCGTTAAGTCGGTACCACACCTTGCGACGGCAACCACCTAACTCTGATGGACCAATCTGTACCTGTGTGGAACGTGAACGCTTTGCATCACCTGCACGTAGTGCAGTAAGTAGTAGTTCTTTAGGATCAGTAACGCTCACTTCTTGTACTTCCAATCTACCCATAAATCAAATGCTCTGGCAATTAACATTCCAACCATTAGACCAATAAGAAATGCTGTCATACTCTTAATGCTCCAGCTTCTTCTGCTTGTTTGTGTAACAAGAAAGCAAGTCTACAAGCCTTCCATCCCTGCTCAAACCAATAGTGTGCAGCGTATTCACCTGTTGCTATAATGTTCTTGAACTCTGGTTCTACATAATCATATGTATTGAAATCCATAGTTACATCCTTTCCTGGACCACCAACTGTAAAGGCTTGCCAGTATTAGCGTCAAGAACCGAAGCAATTTCAACGGCTCGACGGGCGTGTCGCTTGGCGTAGGTTAAGTCCATATCAGGTTTGATAGCTGAATACAGGTAGCCAAGAGCAAGCTGACCCCCAGAACCAATGCCATACGCTCCGTGATTTGCTTGGAAAAAAGAGAGATCACAAGCAATACGAAAGAGATTGCCGTTAAAAGCAATGAGATAATCGAAGCCATCATCTTTGTCCACCTTATTGTAGTCGTAGTTGTTGTCGGTAAATGCTTGGATAATGCTTGGGATAATTTTGCGGCCCATAAATTGTGCTGGCTCTTCACCTTTATACAGTGGTGGCTTCCAGTTATAGGCAAGGATGTCACCTGGTCTGGTATCACCTGATATACCAATGAGATACTTGCCCACCTCAACTACCTTTGGAGTAGATGTAGCAAGAGTTACTAGATTATCTTCTGTGATTTGTGAGTCAGCTACCAGTAATGCGTAATCAATACCTTCGATGCCCACAATTGTTGTCATAAACCAAGGCTACCAGCAACGGCGTGTCGCTAGTCACACGACACAAGGGTGGCGTTATCATATTATATGCAATTTCGCTTACCCAGACTGTCCGTGTTTAAGCTCTGGAGTGCCATTCCTAAGCCCTTTGGGGCCGATTTGCGAGGTTTAGGACCCATTCACGTATGTACCTGTGGGTCACAGGTCTTCCAGGTTATGGCAAGCTTTGAGGATTCCGAGATAGTCTGGTGGTTCCTTGATGGAACCTGCGCTAGTTGTGGAAATCTGGTTACAATTCCCTGTCCTGCCGATAAAATGGCATAAAAAAAGAAGCCCACTCCCCGTAGGGAGTGAGCCTCTTCGCCTCGCAGTTACTTCTTAGTTAGAACCACGACCAAAGTCTGCTGACTTAGGATCTAGCCACTTCAATACTGGGCCTGCTACTGCAGATACTCCAGCCATTGCTAGTGCCTTTGGATCATTCACACCAGCAAGCCATAGGGCTAGCACAGATGCTACTGCTGCACGAAGGTAC